GTAGCCGTTCTGGCCACGCATGATCTCGTTGGCCTGTTGCAGGAATGCGACGTCGCTTTCCTTGGCAGCGGCCTCGTCAATCTGGTCCTGCATCGCATCGCCGATGCTGAACGCCGTCATGCCTGCGCGGGTCAACTGCTGGCCGAACTGCTGGACCTGCTCGCCCGTGTAGTTGCGCATTGGCTCCACGGCGGGAGCCTGGAACTGGCCAATGTCACCACCGCCGGGCGGGGTGACTTGCGGGACGAAGGTAGTCGGGACGGTTGGCATGGGTACCTCAGAATCGTTCGGTGGCTACGCCTTGCAGCAGTTCGTCGATGCGCTTGTTGCGTGCCCAGTTGGCGCCGATATCGACCGCGCTGCCGAGCAGGCTGGTAGCCGCCCCGAAGCCCGGCATGATCGTGCCGGCTGCGCTCGACAGGTTCCGGCTCGACAGTTCAGCCATCGTGGCCTGCGTGCCGAGGTTGAACGCCTGCAACCGGGCAGCTTCCTGCGCCCGGACGGTTGAGGCGTTGATGGCGAGGCGGTCGATCTCCTTGACCAGGTCCATGCTGGCGACGACTTCCTTGGCCGTCCCCTGCCCAAGCGCGATACCTCGAGCAGCCATCCCGGTGCGAGCGCCGGCACGGGCCTGACCTGCCCGCATGGTGTACTGGCCGGCTGCGGCCTGACCCTGCTGACCAACCTGCGTGGCGGTGAACTCGGCTGCCCGACGGTTGATTCGCGTCATCTGCGCGGAGAACGCCGCGTTCTGCGCCTGCATCTTGAGCTGGTTCTGCTGTGACTTCAGCGAGTAGTACGAGCCGATGGCCCCAGTAAACGCGCCAAAGATCGACGCGATGTTGCCGCCGATTTGCAGCCCCTCGGCAACGCCCGACCAGTTGATGGAACTCGGCTGCGGCGGCGCCATTTGCGCACCAAAGGTGCTGTACCCGGCAATGAATTGAGTCTGTGGGAATGCCGTCATCGTCAGTCTCCTAGCACGACCTCAAGTGTCAGACCCACGACCGTCAGTGGAAGGGGGTCGGCTTGCCGGATGTACACCTGACCGCCGGCACGCCAGGCTGGCTTCAGGTCAACGTCGATCTCGTCGCTCTTCAGGCTCGGCGGGGTGCCGTAGGGCTCGGTCGTGCGCTGCTTGGCCTCCACGAGCCGGTCAGCCGTCGGGCCCACGAAGATCCCGCTCGACTTGAACACCCGCAGGTACGCCTTGTTGACGTTCTTATAACGCCCCTGCCCGTAACCGTCGATGCTCATCACCGCCGGCAGGGTCTGTAGATCGCTCTCGTAGGGCAGGCCGACGTGGATCAGGACTGCGGCACGGTCTAGCGTCACGGAGCCGCTGGAGACGGTTTCCTGCGGCTGTACGGCCCCGTCAGCGAGGATGCTGACCGTTGCCCCCTCCAAGTGCGCCAAACCGCTCACAGTGTCTCTAGCGAACGCCCAGACGGTCGTGGCGGTGTTGCGCAGGGCGACGGGCAGCGTGACGTCCACGCGGGCGGTCGCCACCGTCGTGCTGCTCGTGCCGATAATGCGAAGTCGGTACTTGTTGCCAGCCGTGTCGGTCAGGACGATGGCGTCATTGACGTCGGTCGTGGCCGGATAAGCGAAGATCGCGCTGCTAGCGGTGATCGTCAGCACGTCGGACGGACCCCAAGTCGTGCCGCCAGAAACAGTTACGGTCGTTGCCGTGGTGTTGGTGCCGTCGTACGTCAGGCCCGCGTCCACGAAGAAGCACGCCTCAAGGGTCGTGATCTGCCGGCTAGCCATCCGCTCGATGTAGCGCACCGAGTTCCCGTTGATCGTGCGCTTGACGATGACGTACAGGCGGTCCTCATTGCCCTCGGCAACGGCGGTGCACGACTCGTACAGGCCAAGCGTGTCGTGCTGCGCCCAGGCGCCGATCTGCTGCTCGGGCATGTAGGTCAGGCTCAACAGGTTGCCGTTGCTGCTGACGAACCACAGGATCGGCTGCGGGCTCTTGCTGTAGCACATGTCCACCAGCGTCAGGTCGTCGAACAGGTGGGCTGCCCGGATGGACAGGTCGCCAGTAATAAACCCGCTTGACTGCCACGAGTAACCGAGCTCGCGCACGTGCCCGCCTCGAGCAGCGCAGTACACGACCGTGTTGTTCACGATCTCAGGCTGGACGTCGTTGGCGCCGATGTACGACTGGGGTCGCACGCTGATGGTGGTCGGCGTCAGCGCATCGGAGTTGATCGGGCTGACACGCCATTCCGCGCTGCTGGTCATCAGCAGCAACTGCGTCAGCGGGACGATGTGATTGATTGTGTTGAGTTCGCGGGCAGCCACGCGGATGCTGATACGGTCGCTGTCCTTGACCGGCAACGAGTATGACAGGTCGCTCTCCGTGCCCGAGCGAGTCATCCAAATCGTCTGCGGAGCGTTGTTCGTGCCGGCGAAGATGCGCCGCTGCTCAAAGTACGACACCGAGCGCGGGTAGTTGTTCGCGCTGTTGAACGGAGTTTCGACGATGGGCGGCGTGATGCCCATGTCAGGCGCGATGTTGTCATCGTCAAACGACGTAGCAGCCGTCTGGCCGATGTATCCATACAGTCCGCTCTGGCGCTTGTACACGTTGTACCGGAGCGCCCCCGCGACTGCGCTCCAGCTGATCGTGTTCTTGGCGCCAATGGCGTTCAGGTTGTTGATGACGTTGCCGCTCGGACTTGCCGCGCTCTCGTCCACCGCGTTCTGCGCAATGGCCGTCACGACGTAGTAGTTGTCGAAGTCAAGGCTCTTGTCGCCAAACTGCACGAACCCGCCGCTACTCCATGCGGTGTAAGCCGTCGTGTTGACCGGGACGCCAGTGTCGTACGCCTTGAGCGTGAACGTGTTGGTAGCCGGCACGCTGTTGATGAGATAGAAACCCAGCAACTGCGTCATGGTGCCACCATTGACGTACACGCTGTCGCCGATGGCGAAACCGTGATTGCCGACCGTAGTCACAACACCTGGGTTTGCCTGCGTGATGCCCGTGATGTTGAGCGCGTCACCGCGGCTGGCCGTGACCGTCGGGGTTCCAGGCACTGCGACCGGCGCGACGAACGTGATCGTCGTCAGAGTCCATGTCGTTGCACCAAGGCGGCGCAGTTCACGCGGCGCGTGATTAGGGTGCACGAGCGTCAGGACGTCGCCCGACTGCACGTAGTGGATTGAGAACAGGTCAGCCTCTTGGTACGGCGACGGGATCTCGTAGGCGCTTGACGGCAGCGGATACCAGTACGTCGCGTTCGGCGGTGCGTTGCCAGTCGTGGCCGCGATGCAGTAGTAGTTCACCCCACCCGAGGACACCAAGTCACCCACCACGTACGCGGTCGCATTGTTGTAGGCCGCCGGCGACCCGGCCTGCAACGTGCTGCCCTGCGTGTGGAATCGGATATAGCCCTGCCCAAACTCAAGCACCATCGTCTGCGTCGTGCTGTACGTGAACGGCAGCAGTCGCGTGCGCTTGGTGCTGTCCTTGACCGTTGCAACGTAGAACGTGCCAGGCCGGTTCTCTGCCGGACCCTGCGGGGTTGGGATGAAGTTCCGCAGCTTGGCGGCTCCAGTCTGGAACTTGATGTCATCGATGCGCCCGAACATCTCCGGCGACAGCTCGCCGCCTGCGAACGACCTGTTGTAGATGCGGGTGCTTGGCATTGGTCAGCGTCCTGCAATCCAGCCCGTGATGTGTTCCGGCTTGATGTTGCGCTGGTTGGCGTCCGACATGCGGGCTTGCTGCAAGTACGCCATCATCATCTGCGCCTGCCGCTTGCCTTCAGCCGCTCCCTGATCGCCCTTGATGACCGGGCCGGCAAGCATGGCAGCGAGGTGGTGCGACAGCGCCATGACGAACAGCGGGTCGAACTTGGTCGGGTCATTGATGAGCGCCTGGTATCGCAGCAGCGCGTTCTCTTGATCGGTATACAGCACCTTGTTGCCGGACGTGTCCGTCTCAATGCTGTACGGCTGCGGCACGTAACGCCCAGCCGCAACGAGCGGGGCGTAGTTGTGCAGGAAGTCTGGGGTATCGCTGGGAACGAACTTGGCCGCGTAGTCGTTCTCGGCGTCGTGCGGCAGCACGCTGACGGCAACCATCATGTCGCCGGGGCAGGCATAGGCGTACTTCCACATGGAGTACGGCATCGTCACCTGCGCGAGCAATGCGCGGCGAGACGCGAAGTTCCAGGCGTGCATCTGAAGGAGGCTGTCGCGGGCGATGGGGTAGAACCGAGCGCAGTGCTCGGCCTGCGCTGACCCCTCGGGCGGGTCGATGCTGGCGATGGAGGCATCGTCGCCGAGGTGCGCGAGTGCCAGATTGCAGATCTCAACCACGCTTGCCATTCGATCCTCCTAGGAAAAGAGGGGCGCCGGGTGTTTAGGCCGACGCCCCTCCAGAGTCACATGCGTCGTATCAGTCCGCCGTGACGGTGGTCTTGGCTGGCCGGCCTCGCTTGGGTCGCACCACAGGCACGACTTCAGGCTGCTCCGGTTCGCGGGGCGCGTCGAGCGGTTCGACGTTCCCGTTGGCAGGACCGTTGTACTCGAAGACTTCGCCCTCCTTGCGGAGGCCGTTGTCGATGAAACACGTCACGAGTGCGCGGACTTTCATGTCAGGTCACCGAGAAGCCGCTGGCGTAGAACTTGCGACCGTCCTGGATGTCCATGACGACGTAAGCGCACACGCTGCCAGTGGTCGGGGTGCTTCCGATCGTGGTGTACCGAGCGCCGATGTACCGCTGTCCGGTAGACAGGAGCTGCGGATTGAAACGAACAGAGAACTGCGCGTTCGCCGTCAGGCTTGCCTGCAAGACAGGGCCAGACGAACCGATCACCTTCACGTCAGTTGAGAGAGCGGCGTTGGTCGCGCCGATGATCTCAAACGTCAGGGACGTGAGGTTGTTGTAGGCCGCGACAGTGACGAAGTTCATGAACAGATCAGAGCCTTCGCCAATGTCACGAGCGACCGCCAAATCGATGGTGTCCGTTGAGAGCACCGGAGTGCCGGAAACAGGGAGTGCTGCCTGGCCGGTGATAACTCCCGAGGCCGGGACGGTTCCAGAGACGACGAGATTGTTGTCAAGAATCATTGTGTTAGTTCCTTTCTGTCGGTCCTATCAGGACACGACGGCTTCGGTGTTGACGATGGCATCCACGCGGCGGCACGGAACGCCCTGGAAAGTCAGCCAGCTGTACGGCGTGCCGAACTGCGAGAGACCGTCGTTGACCTTCAGAACTGCCTGGCTCTTATCGAGCGCAGCAATCGCAAGGCCGCTGTGGACGGTGCGGTTCATGTAGAACGCGGCCCGACCCATGCCCATGTTGGGGATGCGGTACAAGGCGCGGCTCATCAGCTTGATGATCGCGGTCGCAGCCGTAGGAGCCTGCGTAGTGGTCTGCGCAATCAGGTCATCGGTGTCGATGTTGCAGATGCGGACGACGTAGCGCCAGTCCTTAACCACCAGACCGTTCTTCCACTGGTAGCGGGTGGCATACGCCTGAAGACGGGTGCCATCGCTGTTGTAGACGGTCTGCTCGCCGAGATCTTCGTGGATCAGGCCGGCGCTGCTGCCCTTGGGGAAGGGGCAGTACACGGTCTGGTCACCCCACACGACGAGGTAAATCGACGTGTTGCTGGTGGCATCGCTACCGCCGGCGGTGATGATGTTCTGCGAGTTGTTCGGGCTGCCGGCGCCGATGTCCGAGTAACGCGGCGCGAGGCCGAGGAACTGCTTCGGATCGGTGGCGGGGTTGCCGTAGAACAGGGTGGTAGCCTGCGTCTGGTTCATCGCCTCGAGGAAGGCGACGTCTTCAGACAGGCGGA